TGCTGATATCGGGAGTTTCCTCCGGTCTTCTCGGGATTATTGGCACGGCCTCCTGGGGGCCGGTCGATGTGCCAAGTCTTGTCGGCAGTGTCGGGCAGTGTCGGGAGATTTTTGCCGGCAAGCGCAGCTGGGCGTCAAACCTCAATGTCGCGGTCGATGTGGCCGTGCATCAGGGGGCAAGTCAGTTCTGCCTGGTGCGGGTGACCGATGGGGCGGATAAGGTGGCGCAGGCCAGTCTGGGGGCGGCCCAGATCAAGGCACGCTATACTGGCAGTGCTGGTAATGCCGTCGTTGTGAGTGTGACGCGCCAGAATTACCGTGATGGGCAGTTTGTTCTGAGTGTTTCTCACGAAGAGCTGGGTGCGACGGCCTATACCGGAGCGGACTGGACGGCGCTTGCGCAGACTCTGGCAGCAGATACTCAGGCGCTTGTTCTGCTTGAGATTGCGGGCGATGCCGCCATTACGGAAACCGGGTCCGTCCAGCTCGCCGGGGGTGCCGATGGCGGAGAGCCCTCCCCGGGACGTTTCATAGGCGTCGCGGAAGCGCGAACGGGGCTCTATGCCCTGACCAGCCAGGGATGCAGTGTGGCAACGCTCGCAGGCGTGGGAGACACGGCGACGATGGTGCCGATGCTGGCTTTTGGTCGCGATGAAGGCATCTACATGATCGCAGCCGGACCAAAAGGCGAAACGCTGGCTCAGGCCATACAGAGCAAGACGGCGTTAGGCCTGTGGTCGCATGCGCTGAAATACATGCATGGCGACTGGCTGTGGTGGAATGATGATACGCTTGGATTGCAGCTGGTCAGCCCTGCGCTTTTCTCTGCCGGAAAGCTGGCTGCGCTTTCACCCGAACAATCGGGTCTGAACAAGCCACTGACGGGTATCGTCGGGAGTCAGAAGAACGGTCTCGAAGCGACACGTTTTGGCTATACGCTGGCCGAACTCGGTGCCCTGATCGAGAATGGCATTGATGTGATCTGCAATCCCTCGCCGGGGGGGCAGTATTGGGCAATCCGTGCCGGGCATAATACCTCGCAGAACGCGGCGGTGCAGAGCGATGCCTATACGCGTCTGACCAATTATCTTGCGCGGTCCCTCGAAGGTACGATGGGTCAATATGTTGGCAGCGTGATCAACGACAGTCTTTTCGGTAATATTCGCGCGTCGATACTGGGCTTTCTTTCGAGCCTGCTGTCTCAGGGTATTCTTGGTGTGACCGGCGGTCGCCTGCCTTATGCGGTTCTGTGCGACAGCAGCAATAATCCGACCGAGCGTGTCGCGACGGGGTATGTGCAGGCTGACGTGCAAGTGCAGTATCAGGGGATCAACGAGAAATTCATCATCAATCTGCAGGGGGGCGCCTCTGTGAGCGTCAGCACTGCCAGCGGGAGTGTCTGATCCATGGTGAATCCTTACAGTATCGGTCGGGACTGCCGGATAACGCTGCTCTGGAACGGATCGCGGATTGACCTGCGCGATGTGACCGGCTTTCAGTCCGAGCAGCACACCATTATTCAGCGTGCGACGCCGCTCAACGGTCTGCCGGTCGAGTTCAACACGCCCAGCGGGTGGCGCGGTGTTTTTACCATCGCGCGTGCCAATGCGAATCTTGACAGTCTGGTAGCGGCAATCGAGGCCGCTTTCTGGAATGCCGGCAGTATCGGTAGTGGTACGCTGTATCAGTACATTCGTGAGCCCGATGGTACGACCACGACCTGGGAATATAGCGGGGTGTCGCTCTCGCTGAAGACGGATCGCTGGCAGGCAGAGGGCATGATTCACCAGCATGTCCAGTTCTATGCCTCGTTGCGGAGCAAGATTTCATGACCAATCTGCCTGAAGAACTCGAGATTGCACCGGGGCGTACGCTTTCGCTGCGCGAACTTGACCCTGGGGATATGCTCGACCTGATCGAGGCTGGCGGCACTGCGGCGGCAGGTGCCGCAGCGTCGACCTGGCTTTCCTACGCGCAGATGGTCTGTTCGGTCAGGGCAGTGAATGGCGTGCCGGTGCAGATGCCGGCCACGAAAGACGATATTCGCGATCTTGCCAGGCGCATTGGTAATGCCGGTATCATGGTGCTCCAGCCTTTGTTTTTCGCCAACGACTCTCAGGAGGGCGCGGCGCTGGACACGGCAAAAAACTGACAAGGCACCCTGTTTTCAGGGAGATGCTCTATCTTCTTCGAAGCGGGGTGCCCTGGTCTGTCGTCATGGGCTGGTCGCGTGCGCGACGTATGGCGGCCTGCGTCGTTCTGGCTGAGCAGGACGGCTTTTCATTCGATTGGGAACAACGCCGCTATCGGCAGGAATAGGCCCGGATGAAAAGAATTATATTTGGAAAATCGATATTCTCGCGGGGGATAGGTGTTCTTTTGCCGCGATTTGCGCTCAAGTTGCCGTTGAACTTGCCTTCAAGATCTTTTGTTCCTACAGCGCACACCAGAAAAAATCTGAGCGCCCGTGCTGCGGTGCCGAGTGTGCAAACCGAGCGTGTATGGAGACGCCTCCTGGATGGATCCAGGCCTGTCTTTTTCCACTCCATGAAACGCGGGCAGTTCTTTTTCGGGAAGCGTGAGGTCAGTGCTGCTTCGGGCGTGCCGGCTAAAGCTGCCTCGCGAATATCGGTTTTCGTGGCGTGTGGAAGGGGGCTTGGAAACCATACTTCGCCCTCGCTTTCTCTGGCAGGATCGGATGTTCGCGATGGAAAGCTGCGAAGAGCGGTTCTGAGCTCAAACACTGCGCTGCGTCCTGTTCCTGATTTTTCACGCCAGCGGTTTCTGCCCGTCGCCGAGGGGCGGCATGGAGAGTATTTTCTCAAAGCCCTTCCCGTGGGCGTGGCAAATTCCGCCTCGCCCATGCTGCATGGTGCTCAACAGCGGGGTTGGGATGAGGAGCGGAGAAGGACTGTCTTTTCCAGCAAGCCGGGCTCCGTCTCTCTACCGGAGATGCCGAGCCATCGGTTCTTTTCAACGAGACAAGCGCCCATCAATGCGCGAAAGTCAAAAAATAGCTCGGCCAAGGCTGACGGGATGGCCGCTGCGCCGCCCAGTATTCTGGGGCATGTCGCGCGCATGCGTTCCCTCCGGCAGGATGCCGGACGCAATGGCGTGATCTCGGTCGTTCCAGATTTTCTTGTGGCTTTACGGCGAGATCATGCGCTCGCCAGACAGTCGGGAACGTTGCAGGAGGAGCGTAGTACTGCGGTCGATCGGACAGGGCATTTCGGTGACATCATGGAAATGCCTCGCGGGCAGGAGAAGGCATCCGACCTGTCTGACGAGAGTTTCCGCATGAATGCCCTGCGCACACGAAGCGCCGCCGTCGATGAAATTGCCGTGCCCCAATACCCGAATATGAGTTTCGGCTTCATGTAAGAGAAGAAAAAATGGGTATATCGCTTCTTCAGGTCGAAAATGCGCTTGGCGCCATAGGTCAGCTTGATCGGGCGGCCCCGGTGACCCTGGGAAGTCTTGTTTTGAGCGGCCCAGAAGTGCCGGACGAGCTGGTTATCGGGGGTCGTCAGATCCTGATTATCCATCGCCTTCTCGGAGGCGGGCGCGTGATCGACGCCATCGGCAACGACCCGGCGCGGTTGGTGCTGACCGGGCGTTTCATTGGGCCGATGGCGACGAGCAGGGCGCGTCGTCTGGAGGCGATGCGCGAGGCCGCGCAGGTTCTGGCCTTTTCAGTCGCCGATCTGTCCGCACGGGTCTGGATTGCCGAATTTTCCTGGTCTTATCAGGCGCGCGGGACGATCTGTCCCTATCGTCTGGTTCTGGAACGGGAAGTCAGCCCCTCTGTTCTGGCCTTGGGTTCGTTGGAGACGGCCAGTCTGGATATGATTTCTGGTCTGGGCGTTTTGTCGACCGTGCTCGGACAGATGACCGACTCTGGGTGGATCGGTACGAACATGATTTCGTCTGTCATGGGTCAGATCATGCCAGTGGCGCAAGTTCTGGGCGCAGGCGGCGCGATCGCACGCGCCCGGGATGCGCTGGGAAAGGCCAGTTCTCTCTGGCAGAGCGCCACCAATGTGACCCGTATACCCACGGCCGTCGCTGCGGTCGGATCGGATCTCTCTCTTGCGGGAAGTAGTCTGGTACAGGCTCGAAACGAATCCGGCCTGGCTCTGGACAAGGCGCAGGTCACGAATGCGGCCGACCTGGTTCTTCTTTCGCAAAATGCCGGTGCAACGACCCTGAGTGTCGATGCCGGAAGTTATGTCAGTCGCGCGCAGACCCTGATTGGCGCGTGACGTGATGCGTCGTGACGTGCCGTTCCAGGCATGGCGCGGTGTCAGGCTGAACGGTTTCGAGGGGAATGAGAATGAAGATACAGGTAACGTCAGACGATGTGTCGCTCTTTCATCTGGCCATGCGCTACTTCAACGATGCCATGCAGTGGTGGCGTCTCGCTGAGGAAAACGGGTTGAGCGACCCTGACCTCACCGGCTTCGACGTGCCGGTGCAGATCGTTCTGCCTGACGAGAGCGTTGCTTATGAGGGCGAAGGGTTGCCACCCTCATGACAGGGTTGATGCGCAACTGGAAAACCCGGCTTCTGATCGACGGCGCTGCGCAGGAAAGCCTGCATGTCGGGGGGGTTCGCCTGGAATGCACGCGCTATGAGCGTTGCGACACAGCACTCATCAGAGTGATTGTCGAAGACAAGGCTGTTCTGCGTAGTGTTGTCGCAAACCGTTCAGGCTTCGAACGACCGGATGTGAGGTTACAGGTTGCGCAGGGCAGCAATGAGTGGACGACTGTTTTTCACGGTGTGCTCGATGCGCTCAGCAAGGGAAGCGGCAAGTCGCTCTTCGTGCTGGAGTGCCGTGATTATATGGCCTTTCTGCTCGATACGCGCCTCGCCTCTTCCTGGAGCAATCATACTGCGCTCGAACTCGTGCAGAACGCGGTTCAGCACGCAGGACTGGATTTTCAGACGGATATTGGTTCTGCTGATACCGAAGCTGCGACGTATTGCGGGCAGTTCTGGCAACTGGAACACAGGCGGCTTTCTGCCATTACGCAGCATCGGTACCAGACCGCTTTCGATATTGCTTTCTCCCTCTCCCGCGATCACGGATATGAGTGTCATGCGGCTGGCAAGACAATTCATATTCATGCGCCCTACGCCGTCGGTGAGGGGGGCACACGACTTTTTTCTCCCGTCGGTGTCAGCGTTCAGGCTTTCAGGCACGATCTCGGTCTCGCGCGAAATGTTGTTGTCGGTGTGCAATCTTGGGATTCTCGACAAAGGGCCCGGAGCGAGGTTTTTTTCGACGGTCAAAATTTTTCGAGCCAGATGCCGGATGCCAATGCTGCGTTCTATACCTTCAGGGCGTCGGGCCAGCGCATGGACGAAATCAGGCGCCTGGCAAAAGGAAAATATCGACGGATTGTCTCTCATGCGGTCGAAGCTCGTCTTTCTCTGCCTGCCGTGACGGGGCTGGCACCGCGTCATTTCATGACTCTTGATGAAGGGCTTTTTGACGAGGCCAGGACATTATCCGTCGACTCTGTCACGCATTCTTTCGATCCCGCTCATGGTTATCGGCAGGATGTGACGCTGCGGGATCGCGTTTTTTGAGGAAACAGGCCCATGGATGGTTCTTTTTGGGCTGCGGCCCATCAGACGCGCACGGCCCATGCCATACATGGCATCGTTTCAGCGGTTGATCCTGCCAATCATGCCGTCAAGGTGCGCTTGCAGCCTGACAATATCGAGACAGGGTGGTTGCCGGATGCGGCGGTTACGCAGGTGGGCGATCTGCGTCTTTCCTGTCCTAGTGCGCCGGGCGCGCATGTATTACTGATGCCTGTGGAAGGCGACGGCGAGAATTACGTTATTATTTCCGTCATGTTCGATGTCGTTGCCGGACCCGCCTTGTCGCCGCAGACAGGCAAGGTTGCACAGCCTGGCGAATTGCTGGTTCGGGCCGGATGCGGTGCACCCTTGGGAAAATCAAGCAGCAAGAGCGAACAGGCCGGGTGGCTGCATCTGGGCCGGGACGGCGTGTTCTTTGGTGCCGGTGACATGCGTTGCGCACTCAGCGGATCGGCGATCGTGCTCAGGGCAGGGTCTGTCAGGATGACTCTCGACTCTGGGGGATTGTCTGTTTCCGGTGCTGGTATCGAGGTGAAGGGGGGCGGCATTTCCGTCTCGGGCGGCGATGTGCGGACCGACCTGAACAGCCTGGGTGACCACGTGCATCCCTATCCCAACGGCATGACTGGAAAGGCTGTGGGATGACGGATCTGTATCATTATTTCGGTGAGGATCTTCAGCTCGACGAGGAGGGCGCTCTGCGCCTTGTCGATGGGACATTGGCAACACGGCAAAATATCCTGCGGCGTCTTTGCACCAATCCGAAAGCCTATCTCTGGCATGGCGAGTATGGTGCCGGTCTGCCTGCACGCGTCGGGACACCCATCCGGGAGGAGGAGACGCAGGGGCTGATTGTCAGTCAACTCGCTCTGGAGGCGTCGATAGACCACGATCAGCCGGTAACAGTGACACTGACGCCTCTGGCTGTGAGCACCTATCGCTGCGCGATTGCCTATACCGAGCAAGGCGAAGAAGCCGGGCAGATATTCACATTCAATCAGAGCGGCACGATCTGAGCCTGGCTCGGCTCCTGCCGACGAGGCATCGGAAAGCTCATGTCGTTTTCTTTGCGTTCCTTTTCGTCACTCGTCCAGAATGCTGTCGTCACGGCGCAGGCGCAATGTGCCCAGAAGCTCACCCTCGATATCGGTACGCCAGGGCGGGCTTTGTTGGAAAGCGTCGCCGCCCTCGGTTTGTGGCTGCAATATATGCTGCTGCAGATCCTTTGCCGCACAAGACTGGCCACATCAGTGGGCGCCGATTGCGACAGTTTCGTCGGCGATTTCGGCATGACCAGACTGCCGGGCGTCAAGGCGCGTGGCTCGGTCACCATGACCTGTTTTTCCTACGACGATATCTCCGCCGTGGTGCGCCCCGGTGTGACCGTTCGTACCGCTTCAGCCATTACCTATGAGGTCGTAATCGATACGACCCATGAGCGCTGGTCGGCCGAGACGGTGGGGTATGTACGGCCCCCAGGGGTGGCATCGCTGACATTGCCCGTAGAGGCGCTGGTGGAGGGTGTTCAGGGAAATGTTGCCATAGGCGCGATTTCCCTGATGGGCACCTCGGTTGCAGGCATCGATATCGTCACTAATCTCAAGGCTTTTGCGAATGGCTCAGACCAGGAGACCGATGCGCAGCTGCGCAGGCGTTTTCCGCTCTGGCTTGCTTCCAAGGCGAGCGCTTCTCGCGCGGCAGTCGAGAGCGCCGTTGCCGAGACCCAGAACAATCTGAGCTATGCCGTTTTCGACGGTCAGGAATCCGATGGGGCAACCAGCGCAGGTTATTTCACGGTCGTTATAGACGATGGCAGTGACGACGTGCCCGAGCAGGTGCTTCAGAAAGTCTACGCCAGTGTCGAGGCGACGAAGGCTCTGGGCGTCGGATTTGCTGTGCAGCGTCCCGTGATGCTGACGGTAAACGTTTCGATGACGGTGCGGATTACTTCGGGCGCCGATGCGGAAGGGGCCCGGACAACACTCGTCAGAGCCCTTTGCGCCGATATCGCTGCGGCGCAGATCGGGGCGAGTTATCCGTTCAGTCGTCTTTCCTATGTCGCTTATGTCGGTGCCGGCGTGTCGGTGCTGTCGGTGACAGATATTCTGCTCAATGGCACTCAGAACGATATCCCCGCACAAACCAGCCAGTCGCTTTTTCCAGGCACGATCTCCGTTCAGATCGTTCAGGAGGGGTAATGCCGAAATTCAATAATTACTTTCCTATTCCTTCTGTTGCAGGATCGGAAGTTCTCGTCATCGCGACGCCGGACGGTGTCGAGACCCTCAATGCGACGGCGAGCCAGATTGCCGGAGCGCCCGCCGATTCTCCGCCCAGCGGCGAATTCTTTGCGGAAGAAGGAGCGAAAGTCAGCCGTTACGGGGATCGTTTCTTCATCGGTGCGGCGTCGGATTATCCGGCTCTCAACACGCGCGATGTGGAGCGTCAGGACTGGTTGTCGTCTCTCATGGCGACCACCTCGATCGGTCCCTGGGCGCTCGAAAATGCCCAGGCTGCGTCGCTTTCGCGTTTCGGTAACAGCGCCTTCGTGGCCGGGTCGCGCACATCGGATGCAATAAAATGGCGTGACAAGCTGGGCCATGTGCCGAGCACGATCGGTATTGCGTCATGGGGCGTTGCAGACGACACGACCAATCCGACCCAAGCCACGGCCTATGCCTATTACGGCGAGGCCTGGCGCAT